GAGATCCTATGAAAGCTTTACACGCACGCTACCAGCTACAGGCTGGCCCTTATTGTTTTGTTCCCGATCCATGGAACAGTGGCATGTTCCATGCACCTGGCGGTATACAAATCAGCGAGATGCAGATCAAGCAACTCGCCGCACGCCAAAAATGGCATGTGATAAAAATTAACGTAGCCGTCGAGGACGGCGTCCCTGTCTTCGCCGACCTTGAAAATGCCTAAGAGAAAATCGTATAATCTCGCGTATGAATGGGAGAATGTATAATCGATACTAACCGGTGGAAGAGCATACTGGTGCCAAGACCAACCTACGAAGAGATCGTGCAGATCGCTCACCAGGAGGGCCGCACGATTAGCGGCCAACTGCGTCTCATCTTCGAGGATTGGAAGAGAGATCGACAACGGGAGGTTCGTCGCCTGGACGCGGTGAACGTGCAGTGATACGCTTTTAACCGAAGCGTTGAACGGGCCCCCTTTCCCACGCATCCTCCTCCGGCCCTTCGACGTTTCTGACCCTTCGGCAAAAAACCTCGCAAGTGTTTGAGCCGAGAAGGCCCACCTCTCCCAAGGGGGTGGGTCTTTTTTTTGCCTGACACACCGTGCCTGAAATTAATACGGGGGGTTTTATTTCCATTCAGGCAAAGGATTCAAATAGCGATTTCAGTCCGGCGGCCTATTGACATAGTATACAATTATATAAGACACTGGCTCTGCGACCGTCCTTCGGGGTGGGTCGGGGCATCCTTAACAAAGGTGTGATGAAGTGCGGTGGTCGCACAAGTCGGAAGACATAAAAACCCGCCAATCGTATCGACCCCGACGCTTGAGCAAAAAGGAGGATGAGGAATGAAAATGCGTGTGTATCAAGTTAGCACGACGGGTCACGTGCGCCACGATGGGGATGGAGTGCATTACACCGAATCCCCCGTCTATCAAGAGCATTTCCGCACCAAAGCCGACGCATTGCAGGATGCAGAGTGGTCGCAGAGAGTCGTTGAAGCCCGTGTCTCCTTCTTCGAGGTCGAACTTCGTGAGAACGAAACACGGGATGACATTATTAAAGGTTATGACAGAGCCGCTTTCTGGCTCAGAAGAGCAAATGGCTGGCTTGTCTTGCCGCAAACCCTAGTGAAGCACGATAAGCCAGACAAATATTCTTCATGGAAATCAGTGCTGGAGATCGATGAAGATTAAAAAGAACAAAATCTATGAAGAGGGTGCTTCCCCGATAAACAAACTTGCTGTACGGATGCTCTGGCGTGGAGAAAAGTACGAACCCCCTCTGTTGCGTAATTGTTTTAAGACTCAACCCGCGCTCTATCAACTTCCTTCAGATCAACGAAGCAACGTTACCTTGGTAAATCATTTAAGAACTATGACTGGAAAGAGGTTTGGCAGGCTTGTTGTACTTGGTAAGCATCAACCAAACAAAGATAAAAATTATCTCGAAGCTGTAAAAGAGGCGCGACTTCATAATTTTCTTACAAAACCCCCAAAGAAAACAGCCTCCGATATTTTAGACTTCGAAGAAAAGTATAAAAAAAGGGACCACAACGGTAATGGCCACGGTCACGCTAAATGGGTCTGCCGTTGTGACTGTGGTAATTACTGTCTTCAGTACACAAAATCTTTAAAGAATGGACGTGGAAATCTCTGTCCTGAATGCGAGCATTTAGAACACATAAAGTGGAGAAACCAATTAAATCAAAACCCCAACCCTGGCACGCTTTAACTCCCGAAAAGATAGAGGCTATAAATTCTCCAGGCCGGTATACGGACGGGGGGTGTCTGTCTCTTGTAGTGCGACGGGCAAAAAACGGCGATCACTTATTGAAGTTTTGGGTGCTTCGAACCACGTCACAAGGACGGCGCGTAGACATGGGTTTAGGACCGCTAAGGGTAGTGTCTTTAACCAACGCGCGAGCTTTGGCTTATAAATATCGTGGGCTAGCGAAGGAAGGGAGAAATCCTATTCTTTACCGTCAAAATGAACGGAAAGCAAAAATGACTGAAGACATGACTGTCGCCACAAAACTTGAACTGTCCTTCACGACGAAACAAATAGACTACCTGGCGCACACGAGTTGCCGGTCCTTTATCGGGGATCAGCCGGGGCGCTTCCAGCCCCACGATTCGCCGCCGGAGAATGAAAAGCTCATGAGCTTGGGTTGGCTGCACTGGATGGAAAACGATCTGTACCTGTCGGCCCTTATCATGCAGCAGTTTTGCATCGCACGAGGCTACCAGGCATCCATCCTCATCGATGAACACAACGAGGATGTCGCCCCGTGGGTGGTATGGACTAACGATCCTCTTGATTGGAGTGAAAAATGACTGACATTGACGACGATCCCGAGTACGAAGAATTCGTCTACTGGAATAACGACGGCGCGCATACCTATGACGACATGTCGAAAGAAGCCCAGGACGCGTTCGAGAAGCTCATCGATTTGCACCACTTGGTCGAACCGCTAAACAGAGAGATGGATATTTACAGAAGCATTATCGAGGGGAATGTGAATGACTGACGAAGTAAAATCGACCTGGGATGAAGTCCTGGAAGATTTCGAAATGGTCATGGACAAACTCAACGTCGAGGATGGATCAGACCGCGCGATCCTCACGCTGGGTGCCTTCCGTTGCTTCAGCGAAGGCTACTGGCGCGGGATGGAGCGGGTGTTCAATCCGGACGGGCCGCCAGTTGCTTGATCTGAAGTTGAAGGCCCGCCAGCCGCGCTTCGATCTCACGATATTGCCGAAGTATGCCCTTCCATACATCGACCGTTTCCATATGATCCGTGGCAAAAAGGCCCGCCGACCACGGTATATCCGGGTCGGGTGCGTCTAACTCCCCACGGGCCTCGTCTACAAGGGGCTGGATCACGGACCGCGCCCTGCGGGTCAGTTCTAACGCTTCAGTGAAACTAACTTCCATTAGCCTCGGCCGCTTCCTGCCGTTGTCTGTCTAGGCGTTGTTGTCGAATGAGCTTTTCTAAGGCGGGGTCTATTGTCGGGGTGGGATACATCTTTTCGTGGAACCATTTCAGTATGCGTAAAAGAAACATCTAGTTCTCCTGATATCCATGCGAGGATATCATATAATCCCTTATGATTCATGGGTTCTGGGGCTTTTGTCCTTATATACATCTCCCTGGGAAATGAAAAAAATAAATTTTTTTGTAAAACAAGGCGGGACCGGCGGGACGGCGGGACCAAATCGTCTGAAAGCCAGTAAACATAAGGGTTTTATCGGTCCCGGCAGGAGGTCCCGTCATTTTATAGGCGGGACCAGGAATGTTAATCAACGTTTAACTATATAGAGCCTTAGATTCAAATTTTTTTCTTTTTGGTTTTGTTGAATATGTCTATATAGGGGCGATTGTGCTAAAACGCTTTTGTGGAGTTCACTCGAAAACGAAATGTCTGACCAAGTTGTCGAACTGAAGCCGAAAAACGGGCGTCCGCGTAAGACGGAGTTCACCCGTTTGACTAAGAAACAGCACGATTTCGTACAGATCGTCACGACAATGGAAGGCCAGTTAACTCTTCGCGAATGCGCAGAGCGCAGCGGTTATGCAAATAGCGGCTCACACACCAGGGCTTATGAATTATTGAATCCGCGTTTGAATCCGCACGTCGTCGCCGCCGTTCAACGGAAGCGAGCTGAACTGGCTGAAAAATACAGCGTGGACTACGGTCGGCATATTCGCGACCTTCAAAAGTTGCGCGACGAGGCCGTAACGAATAACGCCTGGTCAGCAGCAGTTATGGCAGAAAGGTTACGTGGGCAGGCGGCGGGGTTATATGTGTCAAAAAGCGAGATAAGGGTAGGTAGCATCGATTCTATGTCGCGGGCTGACGTGGAAGCCGCCTTAGCCGACCTCAAAAAAACGATGGGTGAAAAAATAATAGAGGGGAGCGCCGTTGACGCCGGAAGCGAGACTGTGGAGGGAAATCCGGATGGGCCTGAAGGCGACGGGCCGGGAGATTCATCCGACTCGGATTGAAACGTCGGCCGCCCCTGGCGTCCCCGATGTCATGCTTTGCGACGAGCGCGGCCATTTCCACCTGATCGAACTAAAATGCACAGCGGCCAATGCCGTTCGACTTTCACCGCACCAGGTGAGCTTTCTGATTCGTCATGAACATGCAAGCGTTTGGATCGCCGTGAAGCGGGACGGTGCGAAAGGGAAAACGCTTTTCCTGTTTCCGGGCACCGACGCTATTGGGATTTCTAAGCGTGGGATCGCGGGCGGGGAGCCGCGCGGCGTGTTCGATTACCCGGTTATCTGGAACGATTTTTTCCAGCTCGTTGCGCCCATAGATTAGGTATGCGACGATTCCCGTAGCCTTTTAATTTATTTGCGAGGTGCTTATGGACGCACAATTTGAGAAACGTATTTACGGGCCGCTCAATGATCGAGCGTTGCTGTCGTCGGCGTACGAAAAATTGGAGGACGCACTCAACAGTGCTGATTTCCCGGAAATCTTGGAGGGCTCGGTATCTGCGGCGGCGTACTCCCTCGCCGAGTTGCACTGGCGCTTATTCGATAAGCATATTAGGGCTGAAAAGTCTAACCCCGGTTATGACAGTAGTGTCATCGAGTGGGAACAAACCGTTCGCGATGAGTTCGCGTCTCAGTGGCCGTGTTGCGATGTACCGGCTACGGGCTGGGTGACGCTCGATGTTCAGGGGGATGTTGTCGATATGTCGGCGGCATGTTTTAGGTGCGAGCATGGCGGCGGTTTTGATGAATTCATCGAGGATCTAAAGTCGGGAAAGGCTTTGCCGCGTGACTGTTGATTAGTCCCTGCCGACCTTGATAGGGGGTACTTGGGTGCCCCCTTTTTTTAACTTTCCAAAACATTATAAAAGCGCGTAGAATTAACCCCGAAACCGGTCGGTTTTCGGTCGGTATATTTGCGAGGTTAATTTATGGCTTACCAAACCAATGCAGTCGCTGCCGGGATCGGTAGCACAGTGGTTAGCGATCAGTGGTGGAAACGCCCTGATGATGAGAAGTACCTTTCGCTCGAAGCGCTCTACGCGTCGAAGCGAAACATGGCAAACACCATGCAGTCCGTAGTTGTGGATACGCATCAGCTTGAGGTAGTCGGAGAAGTTGACGAAGCCAATCCCACACGCGGTTCGGTGTTGGTCAATTTCAAGGGCCGGTATGAGGATACCGAAGCGGTGCCTACCCATTGGAGTTTCGGTCAGCTCTCCCAACTGAGCGGCGCGCCTGCGTC